TTCTATCTAAAGCACCAAATCAAATGTATGAACTTGGTTTCTGTGAACCATATCCAGCAATGCCTGATGATGTGAAATACGACTCTTCAATAAAATCGTATCATGAATACTATATAAAGTATAAACAACATCTTGCAAAATGGACTAAAAGAGGAGCGCCGTATTGGTATGGACAATCTGAATTACGAGTTGCCTGAACTGAGGGCAAAAATCGGACAGTTACAACAAGAGAATGAAGCTTTGCGACATGATCTTAAAGAGATGACTGCTTCTTATTATGCACTACTAAATAGAGTTAAGGAATTAACTGAGACTAAAAATAATGCCTAATTATGATTTTATAAACAATGATACTGGTGAAGAAGAAACTCATTTTATGAGTATCGCTGAACTTGATAAGTTCAAAGAAGATAATCCACACCTCACTAGAAAAATAACTGCACCAGCAATTGTTGGTGGACTTGGCAGTGGGGGTGTTAGAGCCGGAGGCGGTTTGGATGAAGTCTTTGCAAAAACAGCAGAGGCATATCCAGATAGTCCACTTGCAGATAGATACGGTAAGAAATCTATCAAAGAAATTAAAACAAAAGAAGTGATAAACAAACACCGTAAAAAATGGAGTAAAGAATAATGGCGAAAGCAAAAGACATTCGTATTGACCAGATGGTTTCTGTAAATGCTGCTACAGATAATCAAAAGAAGGCATTCCAAGATTACAAGGCAGGAAAGAACCTTTTCTTGTATGGTGCTGCTGGAACTGGTAAAACCTTTATTACACTTTATCTTGCTCTACAAGAGGTATTGAGAAACGAAACAAAATACGATTGTGTTTACATTGTTCGTAGTGCAGTTCCAACTCGTGAGATTGGTTTCTTGCCTGGAGATGAAGAAGATAAGACAGCACTGTTCCAAGTTCCTTATCAGAACATGGTGAAGTTTATGTTTGAACAACCAAATGAAGTCGCATTCATGCAGTTGTATGACAAACTTAAAAATCAAGGTTCTTTGATGTTCCTTACTACATCATTCTTGCGTGGTATTACATTAGATAACGCAATTATTATTGTAGACGAAGCTCAGAACCTAACCTTCCATGAACTAGATACAATCATTACTCGTGTTGGTATGGATTCAAAGATTATGTTCTGTGGTGATTTTTTCCAATCCGATTTGTTGCGTAATGCAGATAAAGAAGGATTGAAACACTTTATGAATATTCTAAGAGGGATGCAATCATTCTCTTCAATCGAATTCACACTAGGTGACATTGTTCGTTCTGGTATGGTAAAAGAATATTTAATCAGTAAAATTAAAACAGGAATGGACAACGATGGCTAAAGTTAAAATGACAAATGTGAGTGTCCACGAAGGAATCAAAAAGAAGACTTCCATCGGTGGAAATCACTCAATGATTAAGACTAGTTCTATGAACAAGTCAACTCGTAAGAGTTATAAAAGATATAGAGGCCAAGGTCGATAAATCTATTGACTTTACCTTGTAAATTGAATATAATATGTTAAAAATGTGAGGATAAATTATGTTTACACACCAACCAGTAGAAATACCAGAAGTATCAACTAAAACAGTAAACCGCAAACGGTTCTATGTAGCACCAGACGGTTCACTGTATCCATCTATTACCACAGTTCTATCTGTTCGTTCAAAAGAAGGACTTGCAGAGTGGCGAAAGCGTGTAGGGAACGATGTTGCAAATTACATCTCTCGCACTGCTGCGACTCGTGGAACTAAGGTTCACCAGATGTGCGAAGATTTCCTAAACAATCTAGAGATTGAAAAAGATAATCGTGAATTTCTTCCATATTGTTTGTTTCAACAACTCAAACCTGTTCTTGAAACAAATATAAATAATATATACGCACAAGAATGTGGTCTATGGAGTGAAAAATATAGAGTTGCAGGCCGAGTGGACTGTATTGCAGAATACAAGGGTGTTCCTTCTATCATTGACTTCAAAACATCTCGTTCTTCTCGTAATGACGAATATAACGAGTCATATTACATCCAAGCATCTGCATATGCAGAAATGTTTGAAGAACGCACTGGAACTCCAATCGAACAGATTGTCATTCTGTGTGTTACAGAAGATGGACAAGTTCAAGAGTTTATCAAGAAGAAGCATGACTATCTGCCTCTACTCGTAGAAACCATCGAACAGTTTGTCTCCGAATGGGAGAAAGAAAATGATACGCAAACTGGCGGTGATTCTACTGTTCTCAGTAGCGCCACTGCATAACCTAAACGCTGCACCACAATGGGCAAACAAACCCATACAGTGTGCTTCACCACAAGAAGTGATGGATTTACTGAAAGGATATGGAGAAGAACCTTACATTTATTTTGAAGGTTCTACTACTAGACCATCGGGATCATTTCCCTCTACATTTCTGATTACTAGAAATTCAAAAGAGTCTACTTGGACTCTTGTTGAAATGCCAGATTCAGAACAGGCTTGTATATTAGGTGCTGGAAGAGGCGAAATAAAAATTAACAATGATGGAATTACAACATGAATGTTATTTGGCACATCTTACTGACAGTATGTTCTGGTTCAACTTGTTTAGAACAAGATGTTCAGTGGTTTGATTCCGAAAAAGAGTGCCAAACTATGTTAGTTGAATATGTTGCAATACCGGCAGATGGTGATTGGGATACAGTGACATATGTTTGTAAACCAAAAGATTCAATTGCCTCTTGACATTCAAATGTCACTGTGGTATAAATAGAATACAGTTTGTTGATACAAATCAACACTTGAACAGGACGGCGGTGCGATACCGCCCGCCTCCACCATAAACACACTGAGAGCTCTATGATAGAAAAGTTCTTTTTAAGATTTAAGTGGTATCGGAATTTTGTTGAAAAACAAGAAAAGAAAAGAATTAAATATCTTGGACTTTAGTGTGCTTATGATGGGGGCGAAATAGGATCGACTGGCAAGGATAGAGGCGAGTAGAACTGTCGGATGGTTTCGTAATCGACCAAAAAAAGTAACTGCAAACGATAATACTTTTGCACTTGCAGCCTAGTTTTAGGTGACGGAGTTTCGGTAGGTTGACTTGGCAACAGAATAACCTACCAACTTATTCGTTCATCCTTTTAGGACGGAAGTAGCATAATGCGAAGGAACGCACTTAACCTTTTAATTGAGGAGAAGTGTTATGACTTTCTACCAAGCATGGTGTTATAAAAAGGCACTAGAAGAATGGAAAAAAAGACAAACGCTAATGATTTTATTCAGAAGCAGATTTGAAGGGTAGTGCCTTAATACACTCGTGTGGATCAACGGTTAGTCCACAACACACACGACACAACACACAAAGGAGAAATAGTTATGTCTAGTAAAAACCCATTTGAACTACGGTTCGACACATTGGCAATGGCCAAAGACTTGCTTGATCGTCAATACGATATGGCACAAGCCCAAATGTATGAGATGATTGCCCAGGCAAGGGATACTAATAAAGACATCACTGATGTTATTGAGAAGTATACACCTAAGATGTATCAACCTCAAGAAATCATGGAAAAGGCAGAAGAACTTTATAAGTTCGTAACCAAAAAAGACTAATCCAGTTTGGGAATGGTCTGTTCGCCCAAGTAAAACTTAGTAGGAACACGAAGTGCATCCAGCATTTATATACTGGCTCTGCTTTATAACGATAGGGGGTGGGGCGCCCTGCCCCCTGTCATTTATGAAAGGAATATTATGAATAATCTAGAAGAATTGGCGGTGATGACACCAAAGAAGTTTGCAATCAAAATTGAAGATATGGTTAAGAATGGTGCAGGCGGTGTAACATATATGGATGCAATTCTAGAATACTGTGACCAACATCAAATGGAGCCTGATGCAATCGCTCCTCTTATTTCAAAACCCCTCAAAGAAAAACTAGAAGCAGATGCAAGAGAATTAAATTTCTTGCCAAGAGTCGCAACACTACCACTGTAAGGAGTTCCAATGGAAGCATGGGAAGCCTATCAAATGTATCTTGGTCTAAAATTGCATTTCACAACTGATTACGATTATGACCAATATAAAGGAAAAACATCTGCATCCAAAGCATCGTTCTTAAAACGAAAAGATAGATACTTTTTTGCTAGGGTGGCAAAGAAGTATAATGAGTCTACACAAGATTATTTTATTAGTAACTTTGTGCAGAGTCCTAAAGGTTGGTTGGGTGACTTTAACGAAACCAACTATAACAACTGGAAAAAGTATAAACAGTCTTTGACTTACAACTTTGTTACTGATATGAATGTAGTTTTTTTGCAAGTTGCCAATTTTGATGAAATTTTCTCTTGCAATTCTGGACAACATCCTGTATTATTAAAGAACTTCCTCGCTAAACGAATTAGTTTGGAAACGATGGTAATCCTACAAGGACTACTGAACTATGTTAAACAATTTGATAAGGAATTAAAAGATGATTTAGTATGGCCCGATAATAGACGATTAGTCGTAAAATACGGAGCATTTCTGAACTATGATAAACAGAAATGTAAGGATCAACTTCTCAAACTGATTAAGGAGACTTTCTGATGACACAGGAAGAACTAATTCGGGAAAGAGACTTTTATCGTGCAAAGTTGGTAGAGACTAATGCTCGAATGAAAGTATTAGAGTTCGACCTCGCAGAACTACAAAAGCGAGACCAAGAACTCACAAAACGATTGTCTGAAGTTGGCAATCGTGGGAACTATCGCCCAAAACCTCGTAGGTTTAATTGATAGAATGCGCCTGTGGTGGAACTGGTAGACACGCTAGATTTAGGTTCTAGTGCCGAGAGGCGTGGGGGTTCGAGTCCCTTTAGGCGCACCATGTTAAGGGTCTCATTCCCCTTGCAAAATAACTGAATGAGTGGTGTCACAGGAGTGGGCCATCCTAGACATGATGTGAAACTGTCTATTTTTAAGAGGTTATTATGAAGTATAAACAATTGTCACAAAATGAATGGATTGTCGAAGTTCAACAGGACGGTAAGACTAAAGAACTATTCATTGAGTTCCCGCCAGGTTGTATAGATCAAGTTGGTTGGGATGTAGGTGATACAGTATTATGGGAAGAACTGCCAAGTGGTGGTTATTCATTGACAAAGAAAGAGGATGAAAGTGGCAGAGAATAAGGAAATAAATAAAATGCTGACTACAGCAAGACTCATTAGTTATAGTCAACCACCAGAAGGAGAATTATATGTCGGTAACGATGTCCAAGAACTTATATCGTATTGCGCCCGTGTCTCCAATCCAGCGAACCAACAATCACACAAAACGAGCGAAAAACTCATACGATATTTGGTCAAGCACAAACATTGGTCACCATTGGAGATGGCTAGCGCTTGCCTAGAAATTGAAACAACTCGTGATATTGCACACCAGATTGTGCGTCATCGTAGTTTCAGTTTTCAAGAATTTTCTCAACGATATGCAGAACCATCTGCAATGGGTGATGCATTTACCAAAAGAGAATGCCGTCTACAAGATACAGAAAATCGTCAGAACTCTATTGAGATTGAGAATGACCCCTCTCTTGTGGACAATCAAAGAAATCTAGATTTGATTGCAGAATGGAATCGTAGACAGTCTGGTGTTATCGAAACATCTCGTAAGGCATATCAGTGGGCGATTGATAACGGTATTGCAAAAGAACAGGCTCGTGCAGTTCTACCAGAAGGTTTGACAAAGACACGCTTGTATATGAACGGAACATTGCGTTCTTGGGTTCATTATATTGAATTGCGTTCCTCTAATGGAACACAGAAGGAGCATATGGAAGTTGCACAGAAGTGTGCAATTGAGATTGCTAAAATATTCCCACTAATGGAGAAATTGTAATGCATAAATTTAGTTTTGAAAATACATATCCAGACCAACTATCAACTACGGTAGAGTTCACTGTTCCTAGTGATGCAGACTTGACTGATATGTTAGAACAGTTTGAGTTGTATCTCAAGGCAGTTGGATTTAATTTTGATGGTAATGTGGATATTGTGCCTGAACACAGTTTTGATGACACTGTTCGTGGATTTGATGAATACGGTAACTATGGTGAGAACAATCCACCAGTTGGAGAACCGAAGAAAAAACTTTGGGATGCAACACCAGAAGAATGGAATGCTGCCGCAAAGTGGACACAAGATTATACTGGAACTGGACAGTATATGACAACCCCATATGATGTTTCGGTGAAAATGAAAAATGAGTAATGTATTTGTTTTAGGTAACGGTGAATCACGCAAAGAAGTAGATACAAAGAAACTTAAACTAAGAGGGCCTTTGTATGGATGTAATGCTGCATATCGAGACATTGATAACCTTGACGGATTGATTTGTGTAGATGGTGGAATGATGCATGAAGTGTATGATTCTGGATATGCACTAAAAAACAAATGTTACTTTCGTTCATGGACAAAATTGCCTGCTGACGCATACCATATGTTAGTTGATGTTAATTTGTTTGAGGGTTGGCATGAACCACCACAAACAGAAAACCCTAAAAACGGCAGACAACAATTTGTTATGAATGGAACTGATCCTAATCAGATGATGCGAATTGTCAATTCTGCAAAACAAGTTGCAAAAGACAGGGGTGAGGAATTTGATGAAATTGAGTTACGACAAAGAATGGGTAATCACCATATATGGGTAACTTGGGTAGATGAAAATGATGAGGTTTACCTCATACCAGAAGATTACAGTGGTTGGAGCGCAGGCCCAATTGCAGTAAGAATGGCTATCGAAGACAATAATCCAACAGATGTATTTCTATTGGGATTTGACTTAGGTAGTTCAACAGGGTTGGTTAATAACCTTTACAAAGGAACTTCTAATTATGTATCACAAGATGCACCAGAGATTCCATCTGTAAATTGGATTAAACAACACAAACAGAACTTTGATGCTTTTCCAAACATCAAGTTCTGGAAAGTAAATCCTGCTCCATTGGGAACTGATAAAACTTGTCAGTTCATTGAGGAGTGGAGAGAACATGAAAATGTTGAGTATATTGATTTCAATGATTTGAATTTAGTTCTTGACTTTTCAGTTCTTTTATAGTATAAATATAGCATACATAATGAAACGCATAGTTATACTATGCAAAAAGTGAAATACTTAAACATACGAAAACACATATAAACATAGGAGAAAAATATGTCTATTTCAGCACTACGCAACCAGAACTCTCTGGATAAATTGCTACAACAAGTCCAAAAGGACGAATCCCCAACAACCGAAAAGAAGTCATATGTCGATGAACGACTATGGAAACCTTCTGTTGACAAGTCTGGTAACGGTTACGCAGTAATTCGTTTCCTGCCTGCACCACAAGGTGAAGAGTTGCCGTGGGTTCGTGTTTGGAATCATGCATTCCAAGGCCCTACTGGACAGTGGTATATTGAGAACTCTCTTACCACACTAAACCAGAAAGACCCTGTGTCAGAGTATAACACTCAGTTGTGGAACTCTGGTGTAGAGTCCGATAAGGAAATCGCTCGTAAACAGAAAAGGAAGTTGAAGTATTACTCCAACATCTATGTTGTGAGTGACCCTTCAAATCCAGAAAACGAAGGAAAGATTTTCCTCTATGCATATGGAAAGAAAATCTTTGACAAGTTGATGGAGGCGATGCAGCCTGCATTTGAAGACGAGACCCCAATCAATCCATTCGATTTGTGGGAAGGTGCGAACTTCAAACTGAAGATTCGTAAGGTAGATGGATACTGGAACTATGATAAGTCAGAGTTCGATTCTGTATCTGCTCTCAAAGGTTCTGATGAGGAACTAGAGACAATCTACAATGGTGAATACTCTCTTGCAGAGTTTCTTGCACCTACCAACTTCAAGTCCTATGATGAGTTGAAGACTCGCCTTGATGCAGTTCTGTCTGGAACTGTTGTGGCAACTAAAACTGCCGCTGCGTTGGTAGAAGAGGATGAAACTCCTGCTCCTACCTTCAAGTCTGAACCAACACCAGAACCAAAAACTGCTGGTGGTTCATTTGGTGCCAATGATGATGAAGATGATGACGCAATGTCATACTTTGAAAAACTGGCAAATGAAGGGTAAGTCAGTAAGTCCCTTGTGCAGTAGACCTTAACCAACAGGTAGATAACACCACATTAAAAGACTGGCAAACACCTAGACAGGGGGTGGGTATTTTTTACTCACCCCCTTTTTTTGTATTATAAATATAGGTGAGAAGTTGAGTTGACATCACTACATTATTCTTTTTCATAAAGAAGGGTATGGATTTTGCATACCTATACAGTAAAAAATAAAGAGAGAGTATAATGAAGAAACTGATTACAGCAATAGTAATTTTCTTCACTATGAGTGGTGTTGCCCTCGCAGAACCTATTGTTACTGAATCTACTTCAGAATCAACGGTAACAACAAACACAAATGGTAAGATGGAGACAACTGTAAAGTCTCCACCACCATCTGCAATTTCACCCAGCATTTCTGTAACGAATAGTGACCTCTGCACCGTAGGTGTTTCTGGAGCTGTTCAAACACAAATTCTGGGTATTTCTGGCGGTTCAACGGTGAGAGACTTGAACTGTGAAAGACTAAAGAACGCTAAAGTGCTCTATGATATGGGCATGAAAGTTGCCGCAGTATCAGTGATGTGTGGTGATCCAAGAGTTTTTTCAGCAATGGAAATGGCAGGCACACCTTGCCCATTTATGGGTAAAATTGGTGACGAAGCAAAAGAACTTTGGGAAAAGAATCCAGAGTTGAAACCTACTGAACAAGAACAGGATCAAAGACGAAATGATACAGTTAAAGGCGCTGTTGGCGGGGCTGTTGGTTTGGGCCTTCTCCTACTCCTATTGTAGTGCAGAATTAAATCCAGATTTTATAAATCCTAATGACACTGATGTGACACAACACAACATCAGTGATGATGGCGCTGCGTCTGTTCCTTTAGAATTTGGGTTTCCATTCTATGGAACAACCTATTACTATTCTTGGATGCACAGTAATGGAGTTATTTCGTTAGTTGGTGTAAACCAAGGCGCACCATCTAGTTTCTGTTGCAGTGGTGTAGACCTTTCTACTGGAACTACTAATATCACAAATTTCATTGCACCTCTATGGACTGACTTAATTCAAACAGACCAAGACGGTGGTTTCTATACACAACCAATAGATTCTGATGGTGATGGTGAACCAGATTCTATGAGATATTTGTGGGATAGAATTGAAGAATTTTACACAACTGATAGAGAAAATACCTTTGGTGTAGAGTTGTTTGAAAGTGGTAAGATTGATATGCACCATGAACTTATCAATATTCAAAACCATGCAGTGTCTATTGCTATCAAGGGTAATGACAATAATCAGCAGATAGGTATTGATTATGGACAAAGTAGTATGTCACTCAACAATTACGCAAATACCTACAGTGACACCCCAACATTTGACTTAAACGCAGTGTGTGCTGCAAATCCTTTGTATTCACCAGAGTGTTCTGGTTATGCAGATGCGTATGCAGCGTATTTGTATCAACAACAATGTAGTGCAGACCCTTTGTATGACAGTGGATGTCCAGGCTATGCGACTGCATATTACAACCAGCAATGTTCTATAAACCCATTGTATGATACTGGATGCACTGGATACGCAGAGGCATATTACACACAACAATGCACACTTGACCCTCTGTATGATAGTGGGTGTGATGGTTATGCAGAAGCATACTTTGATCAACAATGCACACTTGACCAATTATATGATACACAGTGCCCATTGTATGAACAAACATATTATGAGACTTATGTTCAACCAAATTTGGAAGAACAAATTGCAGATGCGAGTGGAACATCTGATGATGTTACTGCAACAACTTCAACACAAACTGGTGGTGTAGAAGTAACTGCAACTGGTGTAAGAGATCCAGTTCGTTCTGCATCAAATGTGTCACAAACTGGTGATTCGACAGTTGACGAAATATTGAGGAACAATAATGATACAACAGATACAGTGGTTGTGGACATTACTCCAGTGGAAAGTCCAACAGTTGAAACAAGAGAAAATACTACGCAAACTGAAACGAGAGAAGAAAGAGAAGAACCAGAAGCAGAAGTAACAGTTGCTTCTTTAGAAAGGGAAGTAGACAATGAGGAGAGAGATAGAGAAAGTGAGTCCAGTAGTAATGTGGACGAGCAATTGGACTCCAATGGGGACAATGAAGGTTCAGATGCCGGACAGGAAAGTGATCCAGAAACCGAAACTAGTAGCGATGGGGGAGATAAATCCTCAGAGTCGTCTGGGGCTGGAGATGGAGAGAAAAAAGAATCTCGAAAAGAAAAAATAAAGAAAATGGTTGCTGAAAAGGCAAAGAACCTTGCAAACGATATGAGTAATGCTGCATCGTTTGAAGAACAAGAAAAGATTCAGGCACAAGTTCTTGCACTGATAGGATTTAATCCAGACTTTGGAACATATGCACAAAATATTATTCCACAGACTGCATTCTATCAAGACACACAAATGCCGGATACGACCATTCCTAACAGTGAAAGAGGGTTAAGGAATGGACTTGCACAACAGATATTGCATGAGAAAATGGTAGAGATGCAATATAACAGATAAAAAGAATTGAGAGAGAGATGAAAAATTGGTTACAAGTGGTAGGTGTTGTTTTAATAACATCTGTATTTACATATGAAGCGTTTGCTGAACAAGCACACGAATTTGATCGTAGTTTTAATAATCAAATGATTAAAGAATGTCTAGATGTTTGGGGATATGATAAGTATGCACCAATTGAAGAAAGACTAAACAACTTTAATTGGCAAGGTGCTGCTGGATGTGTTGCTAACTTCAGACTTGCAGAACAAAAGAAACGAGTAGAAGAAGACAGAGAGTTTCTAAAAGATAAGCCTTGGTTTAGAGGTAAAAACTGGAAGTGGCAGGAGAGGGCAGAATATACTTGCACCAAACAGTTACATAATGGTGGTATCACTGTGTGTCACAAACCAATTTATATTAACTAGGAGAGAGAGAAATGTCGAAAGACTTAGGAAAAGGTCTTGAGGAAATTGAGAACCTCAAGGACAAGGAGTTTAGACTTCTTGGTATTAAAATGACACCTACGACTATCGGTGCTGCAGTTGCCTTGATTGGTTCTGTAATCGGTGCTCTGTATGGTGGTTTTCTTATGTATCAAAAGGTAGAAGAAGTCGCTGGACTTGATGTTGGTGCATTTGAACAACGCATGGAAGTTATCGAAACAAAACTAGATGAAGCAGTCGATTACACAAGAGACATTAAATCTGGTTTGAGAGATGACATTCTTGGTATTGAAAAACAAGTCGACCGTATGGAAGATAAATTGCGTGAGACTGAAGAAGATGTGCGTGATCAGATTGCGTCAGCAGAGGAGCGTTTTGAAAATAAAAGAGATGCACTTCAGAATGACTATGATGAAAAGGCAAATCGTCTACAGGAATCTTCACAGAACCGTATGGATGATTTAGATACAAAGGTAGACAGAAATATCTCTGATATGGAAGTAAAAATTGAAAGAGATATGAAAGACCTTGAAGATAGACTTAATAAGAAGTTGCAGAGAGCTTTAGATAATCCACTTGCAAATTAAAAATCATTTGCAACAATTGATCTAGTTTTCTGATCTGGTTCACCCATAGGAACTGGCATAATTTTACCGCTCCCACCGCCACCTGTATTATTTACATTGGTGGTTGGGGCGTTTACAATTGTGTTTCCACCGCCTCCAGCAGACGCCATTTGTAGTTCACCATTTTCTTTTTGTGCGCTTTCCATTTTTGGAGCAGTGCTAGGTGTTGATGATGGAGTTATCTTTTCTGAAGTTTCACTACCAGAAGTTATACTTTCTAGAAGTGCAGATTTCTCTTTTTCAAGTTTAACTGACTGTCGAACAAGTTGAGTGTTTGCATCTTTAATTCTTCTTTTTTGAAGTCTTTTATATGGTGATGTATTATCATATTTTTCTTGTAGTTCTTGACTTTGCTGACCTAAGTCTTCTAGTTTGTTATTGATTGCCTGAACTTTTTCTGCATCTTCTCTTTTAACTACATGGGTTTTACCCTTGTATTTAATTTTGACCATGCCTGCAGGCACACTTTCATCAGTTGCCTTACTAACAACCGTATCTGCACCCACTCCATCAATACCATCTGCAACACCACCTTCTGGATCAAGTGTTTGTGGAGCAGATTGTTCTTTTTGTTCTTAGCAACATATGCCTTTGGTGCATCTTGAACTTCAATCACTTCACCAGTTGCATCTGCAACACCTTGTGCAACCGCTGGTGCAATACCAGCACTTGCAGCGATAGATGCAAATGATAATGCAAATGCAGCAAGTTTTGCCTGTCCAATAACGCCAGGCATTGAATCCATAAACTTCTCAATCTTCTCACCAAGTTCTTCAAGTTTATCTACTTTAGATGGATCAAGTCTGTCTAGTCCCGCCATCATTGCATCAACATCATCACCAAATCCACGCATCGCTGCACCCAACTGAATAACATTAGGTGCCGATTCTGCAAGTCTTACAATCTTGTCGATAGGAGATTCATTACCAAATAGTTTACCAATACCATCAAGTATACCAGAAACAAAGTTACCAGCAGACATTGCAACCAGAGCCGCACCAACTGCCGCAAGTGCAGCAGGAATTGCAAACATGGTTGATATAGGAACATTAGAGAATGCATCAAATGCCGATGCAATCTCTGTTAATGCAGGAGCCGCCATTCCAGCAGCATAAGCAAATGGAATCAACGCAGCACCTAGTGCCGCAATCGCAATAGAGCCTGGAATAATAAATGGTAGTGCAAAGGATAGTGCCGCAGCGATTACACCTAGTCCACCAATTGCAACAAATCCCATACCAATAGTCTTCCAATCAAGTTCTGCAAACTGTTGGAAACCTTTACCAGCAACCCATAATGCACCACCTAGAACACCGATTGCCAACGCACCAGTAATCATAGAACCAGATGCCTTACCAAGTAGGAATGCAACACCAGCAAGACCAAGTAGAGCAACACCCGCCTTACCTAGTGATTCCCATTCTACTTCATTAAACTGTTTTGCAGATATAGCAAAAGGAATGAGTGATGCACCCATAAGTGCCATCGCAAGAGCACCTTTAGCAATATTCGCAAGATTTTTACCTAGATATTTGAATCCTTGTCCAATAGATTTGATAACACCACCAACACCTTTGAGTGTTCCATCACCCTCTTTGATAGTGCCTCCACCACCACCGCCACCGCTTCCACCAGCGATTGCGTCTATTAGTTCACGGTGTCTTCTTTCTGCCGCTCTTTCAGATGTTCTTGCTTCTTCTACTGCGGCCGCAGAACTATCAGAAGCGCCAGCCCCACCAAGAATAGGTGAACCGCCTCCAGAAGGGGCAGCGTCATCTGCTGTGATGACAGGCATATTCTCTGTGGTTTCTGCAACTTTTTCTGATTGCTCTTTTGTTTGTTCTTGAACTTCATCAGTTTTACCGATAATAGATTCAAACTTGTCAATTTCCAATCCAAGCATTTCAGAGATTTGTTTATTCTTATTCTTAATCTCTTCTTCTTGTTGTTTTTTCGCCATCTCCATTTTAACTCGTTCAATGGCGGCTTGTTTTTCCTCTTCATTACCAAACTTCATACCAGATGCTTCAATTGCTTGAGTTGCCTGTTGTGTCTGAAGTTTATCTCTTTCAGAGTCTCTTCTTCTTTCTAAGAAACCTCTAAGTGGAGTTTTTTGTGCGGCAAGTTTGAAGAATGGCATTAGGAATGCCTTGCCAGGAATGGCATCAGCGAGTTGAGTTAGTGGGCCCATCAAAGTTTCTTTGAAGGTATCTGCTAATCCTACATTATTTGTATCAAGAACATTTTCTAAGAACTGAACTCTTTTTTCTCTTGTCGCATACTTTTCTACAGAACCAGTAAGTTGTGTCACTTCTGTTCTAAGTGTCACATTAGACTTGTTCAGTTCTTTAGTTGCCTGAATATTTTGTTCAGTTTGTTTTGATAACTTATCTGTAATATCGCTGAGAGTTGCCATTTACCTTAACCTTATTTTTTCTTATCAGTGTAAGCATTTGCCCCAAAGTAAGCAGCAACTAGTGCTGAAATTGCAACAAAATATGTTGGAGCAATATCTCCAATAATATTTGCCGCCTTCTCATAACCTAACATTGCAGTAATCAAAATCGCTGCTGGATATAGTAACATACCCGCTAGTGCGAACCAAGTCATCATTCTCATTGCATCACGGCGTGCATCAGCATCCTCTAGTTCTTTTCTTTTGAACTCCAAATACATTTGGTGTTCTTCTTCAGTAACTACGCCATCACCATTACTATCAGCAGGGTGAAAATCTGCCTTTTTTACTTCTTCTTCTGCCATGTTGACCTCTCTATGTTTTGATTTTATTATGTCTCATCTTCATATTTTCTTCTTCAATATGTTTCATCAACATACCGATGTAGACATCCCTTTCCCATGGCAACATAGTTTCTAGTTCTGTTAGAGAATATTTGTGGTGTTGCATTAAAGCAAAATTCACCCTCATATAATTCTCTAAGTTATCATGTGAAAGGGCTATCCGAAAAAATTCTGTAGCCCCTCAATCACGACATCACTCTCAACGCCAGTTTCTGGGTTTTTCACCTTCACTGTATGTTTGAGTCTAGGAGTTGTATTGAAGAACTGTTCAATCTTTTTGAACATAGTTGCATCCAACTGACTCAAAAACTCATCTAACTCTTTTTCGTCCATATCTTCACGATTATGAACATTCTCTGCATCGTAAATTTGTCTGATACATCTTTTGATAATAGTCCATGCTGCATCAGCATTTACATTCAAAAGATCGCCAGTCATATCAATACTTGGATAATCCAAAATCAATCCAATATCATCTGTTAGTTTGATATTGTTATCATGTCCTTCTGGGAAAAATACTTCCACAGAGTCCAAGTCGATTTCAGTCTCTACATATGTCTTTTCGTCATCTGGACATAGTAGTTTAATCCCTTGTTTTGAACCCGCTGCCTTTGTTCTGATTTTAAGAAAGATATACTCAATGTCAAACATTGGTGCTTTCGTAACATCAAATTTACCAAAGGTGCAGTTTCTTACAGTTTGCATTACTGCTTCACTGATTTCTTTGTCCTGCCCTCCTTCAAGTGCAAGAAGAAGAGTTTTTTCTTCCCCTACAAGAAAAGGACGGTATTTTAATTTTTCACCAGTAGATGGGACATTCAATTCATGTTCTGGTGTCTTTAGCAATGGTAAAGCCATATTATACTCCTATCATAATGTTATATTTATTTACTATTTTATGGTGCAAATGGCACACCGCCATCATCAACGCCTGGGCCGAAAAGGTCACTTATTCCATCAGAAATTTGTGTAACTGCTTCGTCTAAAGTTGGGTATGATGCTGCTGGAATATGCATAACTGGTGTAGTTTCTGGAATAGAACGATTTCTTGGTGCTACTAAGTTTCCTTGTGCAGAAATCTCTACCCATTCCTTAAATGCAAATCCAACTGATAATTCTTGGATTGCACTTACACCATCTTGACTATAGGAAACAGCATTTACAGTTTTTGGAAACACTTCTAAAAGTCTAACACCATAAGTTCTTTCATTTCTTTCGTTTAATTGATATAGTTCTAAATTTCCAATATAATCTTTATAAAAATTTAGAGCATAAGTTCTGGGGTTGTATATCCACTCTTGCCAAGAATCAAACCACTTTTTCTCTTCTAGTGCCGATGATAAAATAAATGTAACAGTAACTTCATCTGCATAAGTTAATCCCATAGCAATCTCATGAGTAGGCCCATATATTGTTTCGTTAGTTGTTGTTGATATATTTCTTCCAGGCATATCAATTGTTTTAACTCTAAGATTAACTTCAGAGTTAGTCATACCACCCAATCCCGCTGGGTAAAAAATACTAACATCAAATCTATTTTGTCTTGCAACACCTTTTGCTGCAATAGAACTTCTAAATTGATCTATACTCATTGTGGGCTCCTAGGCGTGTTAATAATTCTTCTTGAATCTGCATACACCTGTGTTTCTCTTGCTCTTACAAATCTTTGAACTGGTAACAGCACTGCAACCATCATTTCTTCTGCATCAATTCTACGGAAAGGTAGTTTGACATGGTCATACAAATATCTCTTAACCACTGGTTTGACTAGTGGATTTCTTTTAATACGATTCCAAGTCAAACGGATTTTAGTAGTCTCATCCATATTATCATTAGAAGCATATTCTGAAATGACATTCAATAATTTTAGTCTCATTGGAATAGATAGATAGTGAAAGTTCAAACCTAAGAAACCATCCCTGTATTCTTCAATGGGAAGAACCAAAGGAAACCTATCATAGTATGGTAGGACTTTTTCGTTGTTCTTATATTTGGGATCATAGAAAAAGAAGTTCATATTACCAAAGGTTGGTTTGGATGTCACATATCCTTCAGATACAAGTTGACGCTCGGGTATTGTTCCCAATTCTCTGACTTTTTCTCTGAACCATCGAACTGAGCGATCCTTACCACCAGATTTTTTTAGTATGTCATCAATTAGTTCTGCCATACATCTATTTATACGACTAACCTAGATGGTCTTCAGTCAGAATCTTAAATTCCATTCCTCTATCTGCACACCATTCTAGTGCCGCTTCCCACTTTGCTTTATTGACACCCCAAGTGCGAACTTCAGTGACAAATCTTTGGGTTTTGCGAGATGGTTGTTTTGGTGGGCCACACTGTGCTTTTGGTTTGACTTCAATTATCCACTTTTTGATAGAACCGTCTGCTTGACGAATCTTTACATAGAAATCTGGGAAATATCTGTGCATTCTACCATCCAATGGGGATATGTAGGGTATAATAAATTCTTCACTGCCCCATTCTAGAACAGCGTCATTTCTGTCACAATAAACCATAAACTTACGCTCCCATAAACTACGATAAATAATCTTGTCGGGATTGCCTTTATATTTTTGTGGTTTTGATGGGATGTATCTGCCTCTGTATGCCATGTCGATATAAATACTTTCACAATGTATAGGATTATTTAGATGCCAAATGCTAACGCAAAAATTAACGGTTCTTCTTACGGTGGAGATTTATCGTATCCAGAAGATGTTGCTGGTATGGAAAGAACTGGACATTATGTTCAATTTTTTATCAATGTTCAAGAACAAGCACAAATTCAGTTTGCTGCTGGCGACTTCAATGCAACCCCAACTGGTGGGGGTTCTACTGTTCAGTCTGAACCATCAACTCTAGGACTTACGAGAAATCCAACTAAAAGACTCGCTGGTTCTATTCAACTGTATATGCCAAACCAATTATCGGTTAGTCATTCTGCACAATATCAAGAAGAAGAAATTTCAAAAGTCATTACTGGTGGACAGGCATCAATTGCAAAAATATCATCTGGTGAACTAGATATGGATATGTTGGGTGATATGGTTGGACAAGGTGCAAAAAATGTCGGAGCTGCTGCAGCAGAAACATTGGGTGTCACTGGTGCAAAGGCGGCAGTTGCAATTTCTTCTGGTGCAATTACAAATAATAGAACTGAAATGAAATTTAATTCTATTGACAGACGATCCTTTTCTTTTGATTTTAAGATGATTCCTAAAAGTGAAGGTGAAGCAAGATCAATAAAAGACATTGTAAACCTTTTCAGATTTCATGCAATGCCAGAATTTTTGGGGGGAGATAGACAGTCTAGAACTATGATTTCTCCATCAACATTTGATATTAAATATATGCACAAGAATGGACAACATTCATATATGAATAGAATTTCTACTTGTGTATTAGAAAGTGTTGAGGTTCAATATGGTGGAGATAGAACACAGTTCTTTAGAAATACTGCACCAACAGTTACTAATGTCTCTTTGAAATTCAAGGAACTTGAACTTATCACTAAAGAAAGAATTGCAGAGGGTTACTAATGGCATATTTTAACAAATACCCAACTGTTCAATACGATGTTCTTGGAGATGGTGTTCTAAGAACAATGACGGATATTACTAGAAAAGTTAGACTTACTGATTCTGCAAGACTATCTACTGTTGAATTTGACTTCTATGATGTGGTATCTGGGCAGACACCAGAATTCGTTGCACACAAATATTATGGTGATGTTGGATTGCACTGGTTAATTCTATTGACAAATAATATTGTTGATGTGTATAATGATTGGCCTATGGGTGTAAAACAATTTGAAGATTATGTGTCAACAAAGTATGATGATGTAAATGCAATTCATCACTACGAGTATACACAGGAGTCGGGCAGTTCAAAATTTACTATTGAACTACCAAACGATCCAGCAACAACTATTCCTGCTGGTGCAACTGCAATTACAAACTATGAATATGAAGATAATCTACAAGAACAAAAAAGAAGGATTCGTTTGATTAAACCCGAATATATCCCAGCAATCAAAAAAGAATTTGCACGAAAAATTAAGGGTGTTTAATAATGACTGAAAGTTCTGCTATTCAGTATGCTAATGAGTATCTATTAGAAGAGTGTAAACTACACACTATCGGTGGACTAGAACTTGATTTGAGAGATTTGGTAGTTGGTGTCAACATATACGAAGACATCTTTAACAACTCTATCACAGGTGATATTTCTTTTATTGATACAAACAATGTTCTCGGCAATGCAAAAATTGTTGGACAAGAAAAACTAGCACTGAAACTTGCAACACCAGATGGTTCTGATAATTATGATAGATTAAACTCTATCGACTTTACAGAAATGCCATTCTATGTGTATAAGGTAAACGCATCAAATACTATCAACGATAGAACACAGGGTTATACTATCTCATTTACCACAGCAGAGATTATTAGAAACGGACAGATTCGTGTATCACAGTCTTTCAAAGGAGAGCCTGTAGAAGATATGATTAAGAAGGTTATCAGAGGTGATGAACTTCTCAAGTCCAAAAAAGAACTATTCTTTGAACCTACAAAAAACAACTACAAATTAGTTGCCCCAAATATGCGTCCATTTGATTTTATCAATATGGTTGCAAGAATTAGTCAGTCAAACCTATATGACAATTCATCCACATATCTTTTCTATGAGACAATTAAGGGTTACTACTTTAGAACACTAGACGGTATGATGGATCGTAAAAACCCTAGAATGATATATAGAGAAACGACTCCAAATGTTTTGAACGATGATGGTGTCCAAGACTTGATTGCAAACCTACAAAACATACTATCCTACAGTGTTGTTTCAGCAACAGATACTCTCTCTAATCAGAGGGCAGGAATGTATGCATCCAAATATCTAGAGTTGGATTTTTACAACAAAGAATTCAAAACATACGAATACGATTATGTCAAAGAGTTTCCCAAAAACATTCATGTCGATGAACATAACAAATACGGTTCTGCAAAGGCTCCAGTAGTATCTGAAGCAATTGACGATCATGGATACAAACTATCTCAGTATCCAGATGCAGTCTTTCATATGCAGAGTATCGACAAGACACCAGACAACCCACTAATGACACCGATGCATTTAGAGGGTTCTGAAAAACCATACAATCAGATGAACACCGAATACTGGTTGCAAACTAGAAAATCTAGATTCTCACAAATATCATCAGCACTTACAATTCGTGTAGAAGTGCCAGGCAATACATCTGTTCAGGCAGGAGATTTGATTGGACTAGAGATTCTAAATCGTGCATCAACCTCAGAAGAAAAATACGATGAGACTTTAACTGGTAGGTATCTGGTAAGAAGATTACACCATGTCTTTGAGAAGACAGGACAACAAGTCAAACATACAGTTCATATGGAATGTGTTCGTGATACACTAATCACTGCACTACCATCTGCTGGGCCATCGTTAACAGATGGTGGTTCAAGTGTCGAGAAAGAAATACCGTTGGGTTCTGCTGATCCTGGCGATGTATTATTTTAACTACTAGAATAGGAGGGCCAAAAACAACTCATTTTGTTATGATTTATTCAATATAGAAAGAGGATTCACATGACCCAAAAACTCAAAAACAGACTTCAAAAAATGAAATTTCAAAAAACACTTAACAGAAGGACTAAGATTGAGGAACAAGAGGATACTAAATACTATGAAGAAATACTTAAAAAACGAACGATGGAGTTGTTAGGAATACAAAATGAAAACATGGGAAGAACTGAAAGAGGGGGTCTACGATCCCAACATATTTAAGGCAATCTTTATGGCCGGTGGGCCTGGCAGTGGAAAGTCTTATGTAGCATCTAGAACTACTGGTGGACTAGGAATGAAAATGGTCAACAGTGATGACATCTATGAAAAGATGTTGAATGATGCTGGATTGGATACTACACCAGAAGATATTTTCTCTGACAAAGGACAGGAAATTCGTGGCAAAGCAAAAGCAGTTACAAAGCGTATGCAAGGTAACTTCTTAGACGGTAGACTTGGACTCATCATTGATGGAACTGGTAAGGACTTTTCAAAGATTTCAAAACAAGTTGCTGGACTAAAACAACTAGGTTATGAATGTTCTATGATTTTCGTAAACACCTCTTTGGATACTGCTCTAGAACAGAATCGTAAGAGAAAGAGAACTCTACCAGATAAAGAAGTAGAGACAATGTGGAAAGAAGTTCAGAACAATATCGGTGCATTCCAGAGACTATTCGGCAGTAAGAATTTTATTGTTGTTGATAATAACATGGCGGGTGAAGATGTATTTGCAAAAGTATGGAAAAGAGTTGCAATGCTGGTTCGTCCAAAGGTGAATAATCCTATCGCAAAACGATGGATTGCTGCACAACTTTTAATGAAAAAACGCTAATAAAATAAATTTCCCATAAAAAAATTCAAAAGCCCTTGTTTTTCAAGGGCTTTTTTTTAGCAAAAGTGCTTGACAAACTTGTTCTAATAACATATGATCAATGTGTAAGTTGAGAAAAAGGATATAGATTATGAAAGATGTAATTGAAAAAATCAGTGAAATTCAAAGTATCATTGAACGAGAAGTCGAGTGGCCCTTGACTGACCATGTTGAGTTGAAAGAGATTGCACCAATGTTGTGTAAAATCAATGCAAACTTGGGTATGTTACAGTGTGTCGCAGAAGAAATCGCTAAAAATATGCCAGAAAGTGCTTGACATTGTTCTCATAACATAGTAGCATGATTATAGAAATTGAGAGAAAGAGGTAAAAAATGTATACAGTAACTTACAAGATTTACGGAAAGTATGTCAAAGAACACAAGTTCGACACATACGAACAGGCAAAAAAGTTCTTCTATGTAATGACGAAGAATCCGAAAACAACTTCAGTAGAATTGGAGACTGCATAATGGTAAATTTCGTAGGAACAGTTGACGCCCACGAGGCATACAAGATGGCCCTTGCCACTGGTAAGATGGGTAACGACCTTGCAAACAAGTATGCAAACTATGTTTCAAAGAAACTGAAACAACAGAAAACTGGACGCCTCCAGAACTCTTATGTAGATAGTGGACGGAACAAAGTCTACAAATCAGAATGGGCAACTGAACGCAAGTTTCCAGAATGCAAAAAGTCTATGACTGAAAAAGAGGTGACTAAGTTTTTCAAACGAGTTGTCAAGTCTAAGACTTATCAGGCTCTATCGGAGAAGGGATATTCTAATCCTACTCTGGAGTTTATGAAACCAGTGAAATACAATGCTCGCATTGCTGGACAGGCAACAAGTGGTGGACGAGTTCGATTGCAACCATCATGTGGAATGAACAAGTGGGTTGTGTTACATGAACTTGCACACACCGCTGGACATATGCACCATGACTTACCGTTTCGTCAAACACTGGTGAAACTGATTTCACGATTCTTAGGAACTGAAGTTGCGAAAGAATTGAAACGACAGTTTCGTGAACACAAGGTTAAGATGAGTGTTTCTCAGACCATCAAGTCGCCTGAGAAATGGTTAGAAGATTATTATAAGATGGCCGCAATGCGGCAGAAAGTGAAAGGATAAAAATATGACATTATACTTAGATATGGATGGAGTGATTGCAAACTTCTTTGATGCATTTGCAAAACGATTCCAACAAGATCATTGGAAGATGATTCAAGACAAGGAGAAGGCCATTGCAGAATTGCAAGGGACTGACTTCTTCAATACTCTGGATGTATTTCCTACATCAGAAAAGTTGGTAAACTTTGCTCGTTCTACTGGAGATTGGGGAATCTGCTCTTCACCATTGCGTGGAGATCGAGACAACTCTGCATACTGGAAACGAGTATGGTTGACTGATAAAGGGTTTCTACCAGACATCAACAAACTGATTTTCACTGGTATGAAAGAGAAGTTTGCAGTTGACAAACTAGATGGTTCACCAAATATCCTAGTCGATGATAAACCATCAAACATCAGTCGATGGATTGACAAAGGTGGGATTGGTATCCTCTATCAGGCAAACGAAAACAGTGTAGATGAACTGATAAAAAAGATTGAAAAAGTGCTAAAAAGTGCTTGACATATGTTATAAGAACATCTATACTGTATATGTAAGTTGAGAGAAAGAGGTAAAAAAATGTTTCGTATTCCTAGTTTTTATGAGATGCCTGAGATGACTTTTGAAGTTGCAAAAGGTGTTTTGATTGGTTTGGATGGTAAGAAAGACTTGCTGTCTGCAATGGAGGCGATGAACGCCCGTTGGGAAGAGTATTGTAAATCTTCATTTACCGATACTCCACAGTATGAAGATGACGATGAATTCTTTGATACTTGGCAGTATGAAGTGAACGCCTATAATACGGTGTTTGAAGATATGTCAAAATTGTTTGCCCCTGCAAAATAAGGAGAGAGATATGATGAAAATAATTGGTGCAGTTTTATTGTTGTTTGGTTTGATGGCGATTGCTGGTTCGGCTGGTGATTGTGATGGTAAGTGTATGGAATATGCAAATACTGTCAGTGAAATGCTAATTTCTATTGGAATTGGATTGACAATGTGTGCGATTGGTGGTATTATACTACTAAATGAGAATAGTAAATAGAGAGGTATATTATGAGTAATGTGAAATTTGAAACAGATGTGAATATGAACATGAGTTCTTTGCAAGGTTATGTTACGACAACATATGATAAACTGGTTGAGATTTTTGGTAAACCAACCTACACTGATGCAGACCCTTATGAGAAGGTGAACTGTGAGTGGACTGTTGCCGCAGAGAACGAAGATGGTGATACTGTGAAGTTTTCTATCTACAATTGGAAAACTGGTTACATTCCTACTGATGAATATCAGTGGCATATTGGTGGTTACTCTTGTGAGGCCGATTGGATTGCAAATGAGATTATCAATGGATGAAGCAGAACTACTAGGCAAACGCCTAGATACATTAAATGAACTGTTGAAGCAACCTTTGTCTGATTGGGCGTTGAACTATTGGACAGGGGTTCATCAACAACTTGTAAGGAAATTAAATGTCCAGAATAACAAAGACCCTAACACAACTCGCACAAGAAATGGGCGAGTCGATTGACAATCTTCCTGTAGAAGTTTTAATGGAGGCAATATATAATGAGCGGAATGCATCTACTTCCAGCGTATTGGACAACCAACCGAACCAAACGGAAGAAAAAGAAAAAAATTAACCCTGCCAAATATGAGGCAGATTGGCGTAAGCATAATAAATTTCTAAAATCGTTGCGATGTCCAGTAATCACACTGGATGAATATATCGACTACAGACATGGTAGGAGTAGTGTAGTGGCAACACGGCAGTCTCCAAAACTGCAAACTGAGGTTCGATCCCTTGCTCCTGCGCCAACTTATACTAGAGAGACTAAAGATTATCCTAGTCTCTCCAATCAAATTCCTGTAGGCCATGCTGCCAAAAAGGAATACCCAGTGTATACTGGAAGTGCTGTCATAGGACAGGCATATAACAAAGGTGGACTACAAGTGTTGTCTGCAAGTGAAGCAAATGACCCAACTACGGGCAAAAGGAGATAGTATGAGTGATACTGTAGAATTTAAGCAAAATGAATACCATCAAATGACAATCTACAAAACCATGTCGGTTGATGCTAGTTGGATTGAAGAACAGGGCCTGACAGTAGACAGGTTCAAAGAAATCCTATCACACAAAGGAAGTGGATTTGGTTCACCAGAACCATATGGTGATGAACCTACAGACGAAGAAGATGATATGTTCATGGAAATCGTTTGGGGTGCAGACCTTATCGACTCTGAAGAAGATTTGTGGACAGACCGTAAAGGTGGTTATGACATTGATTATGAACTTATTGAGGATGATGAATAATGGACGGGCCGTTGAAATCAGCATTTGATAATCTAAAAACACAGGGAGTAGTAAGTCATTCCCTAGTGACATATCGTTATCTGAATGGACTATTGCAAAAAGAAACCGTTACTCGCAAATATCAGACTAACGGTGATTACATCGACTCAACTGTTGTTGAACCTATTGGAAAAGGAAGTAGTGTATAATGGCAAATCATGTAAGTTGGAATATTCATTTCCAAGAGATTAACGATGCCGCAAAGGCAAAGTGGGCAGAACTCTGTTCTCGTATGGAAAAAGAAAACTACGAATACTGGATGGGTGATATGTGGGTATATGAAGATGGCCCAGTATCAACAGACGATGTTCGACAGTATTCTTGGACTACTGAAAACATCGGCCCTAAGTGGTGTTACATTCAAGAGTTTGATGAAGACAGTTGCTATGGTTACTCTGCATGGAGTTGGCCTGAGCAAGGACTGAACTGGATTCTAGAACAGTTGTCTGCACTAGACCCTAACCTTATTACATCTGTATCGTTTGATGATGAGATGCCAAACTTCTACGGCACATATACCTATGATGGAACAGAACTCTATGATGGGTTTGAGGATGACTATGATGAATTGATGGAACGCATCTTTGTTGAATATCCACACCTCAAAGAGAAGTGGGATTCTGAAGAAGAAGAGTGGAAAGACGATGAGTCGGAAGAAGAGTTTCGTGATGTCATGTATGAAGTGATGCACAATGCTCAAGACGATGACATTCAAGAGAACATTCAATACATCAAAGAAGGCAGAGAAGAAGAGCCAGTCGGATGCTGATGAAACCAGTGGACTATAGAGTCGCAACCTTGTTTGTGCAAGAGCGGCACTATAGTCCAGTTATGCCCAAACTCACAAAACATTATCTTGGTGCATACCATGATGATGAGTTGGTTGGTATTCTCACACTAGGTTGGGGAACAAACCCTATGGGAACAATCAAGAAGATGTTCCCAGAACTAACCACAGCAGATTACTTTGAAATAGGTAAGATGTGTATGGATGAGAAGATGCCACGCAATAGTGAGACACAGATGATGTCTGCCACAATCAAGTGGATGAAACAGCATACACCTAATGTGTCATACCTATACACATGGGCAGACGGTATTGTAGGTAAGCCTGGATATGTCTATCAGGCAGGGAACTTCCTATATGGTGGATTTATTTGGAGTGATGTCTATGTCACTGATGAGGGCGAGAAGGTTCATTTTCGCACTATCCAGCGTAAGATGAAAAAGGAAATGAACCGCACAGATACCAAGTATGGCCCTCGACCTAACGATGCTAAGATGGGTGAACTAGGGTTCAGTAGGGTATGGGGTAAACAGTTTCGTTACATCTATCCTATGAACAAGAAGGCACGAAAGTATCTAAAACAGTCTAATATGAAGTGGGATTTGCCGTATCCAAAAGATGGTGACTTGCAATGGAAAATCAAACGCCCAGGCGAAACAGATTACACAGTCACATCAGAAATACCATACTACAATGGTGCATCTGTAGATCATAATAGTAGCAATGTAAATAAGGTTGCAGACAAATTTGGAACAGCAACGCTTGACAGTTTTTTTGGGTAGTGATATAAATACTTCTATAAGGGAGTATTCCATGGCAACACTATCATCTGACGATATGCGAAAAAATGCATCTTCTGGTTCATATGCCGGAACTGCACGACCAGACATATTTGCAAAAAAGATTGGTGACAATAAAACCTTTCGTATTTCCACACAGAATGGTAAGGAAATCTATGGCATTGAATACGACAAGAAAACCGAAACCCTAACCTATTACGAAAAAAACGATCCTAAGAAAAATCCAAAGACAATAAAAAGAACACAAATATTCAAAGACAAAGACTTTGGTGGTGGTTCTGGTTCTGGTGGTGGTGCAGACGATACCAAATACACAGAATCTCTACAGTGCTACTATTGCTCCTATGTGTTCAACTATGCAACATCACATCCATGTAAATCAGTATCAGACGCTCAATTAAAGAACGCTGAGACATACGCTCACACAGATGTGACACTTGCAGACTGTTTATCTAAAGGCCCTGCGAATTGGGTTGAAACAGATGTCTATCTGAAGACTGCAAATAAACTATACGAGAAGTTTGGTAACAGGGTGACAGGAAAGGTGCATTTTCATCGTGGATCACGGTTCATGAAAAATGTGTATGCTGCATATAAGAGTTGTAAGGCAAAAGACGCTGCATCTGGAACTCCACAAGCGCCAGGCAGTTTCTCAGATGATAAGTGGAATCCAGGCGACATTTGGATGTCTACTCTTGGTGTAGAGGCAACACCATTTGCAAACTTCACACAATCATGGGGCGAACTCAACGCAAAGGTTCTAGAACTTGCCGGTGGTGGAGTCAAAGGGACAGGTAGAGTATCAGTATTAGGAATATCTCTAAAGAAAATTCCTTCAACACGAGGCCATGCAATATTAGAAGAGTTCTCGACACCAGAACAGATGGCAGCAAGAAAGTCCTATACATGGAGTAAATGGAGTTGGGGTAAAACAGGTAAATTCTTTGATTCACAAGACATCTATGCCACAATCAGTGGTAAAGAGGTTCAGTTTAGAACATTTGGTGGAGACACCTCATGGCAAGGAGAAATCAAAGGACAGGCTGCTGCCGGTGGTAAAATCGGTGGTGGTAATGTCAACTTCTATACAAAGAAGGTTTTTGGTAAAGACATCTATATGGGTAAAACAGGTAGAAGTGCTGAGAAGCAACTATTAACAGAAGCAAAAAATTCTTCATTCAAGTTAGATGAAAAACTTTACGAAGGTTACAAGAGACATAATAACAACAGTAGTCCAAAGGTTGCAGAGATTAGTAAATCAGCATTTATGACTGAAGTGAAAGAAATGGACTATAATTTTAAGAATAGTAAGTTGATCTGTATACTATTATTAGATGCTGTTATGAGTGGAACTGAACAAGACCGAAACAAATTTGCAACAGAACTGTTTAGATACGCTAGTTCTGATACAGATCAATCCAGTTATTTTGTAAAATTGTATTGACAACATACCCTGTTTGGGGTATTATGTATATACAGTGTGATGAAAACAGGATTAAATGATGGTAGATACATTCGTAGTAGATAACATTTCTTTTGGTGACTTGTCATCAGAAGACCTCGCCTCCATGTTCAAAGATGGACGGCTCGCATCACATTTCCTAGAACGACAACTCACTAAATGGTATCCTTACTTGACCTTTGTGGACAAGAAGGGATATGACCATGTGGACACTATGAGCAACAAGTATGACCAGAAGTGTTTTACAAAAGGTGGACTAGGGTTTGCACCCTCACATATGGGTGGGAAAGGAAGAGTATTTGTCCAAGAAGAAGCACACAATCATGCGAAAGATATTACCTATATTTGTTGTGACATTGTGGATTTTCCTACTGTTAGAGTTAAGTTCGCAAGGGGTAAAGATTTAATTAAACACTATCCAAAATGTAAAATTCCATTCAAAGACAGAGGAGAATTTTTTGATGAGTGAACCATTGTTTGATGTATCAAGATTTGATATTGAACAAGAGATTATGCAGATTGGTAACTTTGCAGAAATTCTAAAGAACTATGCAGACATGGTGTATGATGGACAATGGACTTCTAGTAGTCAAGATGACATTCATACAACACTACATGGATTTGCAAATCTAATAGATGCTCATGCAGATAAGATGATGCATTCTCATATAAAACATTATCGTTTGAACCAATATGCAACAGATGAAGAAAAGGAACTACGAGATGAAATACTTGGAAGTTGATCCAGATGCATATTATGCTCTGGCAGACGCAATCGTGCCGAGTGCATTGTTTGAGAGTTTGGAAGATGCTGTAGACACCATCGAGCACCTACAGGCAATGGACGAACTTGCACCAAACCAACAACAGGATTTGGACGCATATGTATTATATGTTCCAGCACTGGTAAAGGTATTGGAATGGTGGACAACACCAGATCAAAAGAAACGCATTGAGGATATTATGTCATGTCTAAAAAACGGTTAATCATCGACCCTACACCAGCAGGGTGGGCATATGGGTTTCCTAAACCACTGCCAGAAGATGCAGTGATTCACTATGGTGGTGAATGGGATTATGGGTTGAAACCAGATTTTGACCTTGCAAAGTGGGTAGTCGAACAGGGCTATCCAGAAGAGCATTTTCAATATTATAGTATGTGGGTAAAGGATGTTGAAGAGGATGATCCTTATGTGACGCCAGGAAGCGACCCACAACAATAATACAAGGAGCAATATGAAAAAAAGACATTTAACATCAATCACCCATTATGGTGGTGTAACCAGACGGTATTATACCGATGGAACAGTAGAAGAGGAGAATGTTGTGACTATACCAGAGCGTATCGCATATCTAGAAAATCAACACAAGCGTATTCATGCAGAAGTTGAGAAGTTACAGAAGACTAATCCATATGACGCATCAATCAAAGACCGCAAGACGGAAAAGTTGATGATTAAGGATGAAATTGAACGGTTGACATCACAATATGAGTCTGACAGTGGAGTGGAGTATTTCCGATGAGTAAAGAAGAGTTAATCGTAGGAATTTTGGGACTATGGGCCTGTGCATTCCTACTAGGGTTTTTTGTATCATGAGCAAAAAGTATATTCATGTTAATCAGCACAAAATTCGTGCGAACAAGAAACACGGCACAGACGAGCCTGTAATAACCATCAAGGAAGGTAGAACAAATACATATTGTCATGAGGTTGCAATAAAGGGTGACAGTATCGTGCGATATGGTGGGAACGACAAACCTATTCTATCGTGTGGTGCAAGAGTTGTTATTGAAACAAATGCAGAGATAGAGGTTATTAAATGAAGACAATGAAAGAACTCTGGAGAAAGATGTTAAAGTCCTATGCCAGAGGAAAAGAACACAAGGCAGCAAAGTTGGAGCATAAGATGCTCAAACGAACACTAAAAGAAAAACAAGAATAATGTGGTGGATTGCCCAACCATTCTTTGCATTCTTTTTGATGATGGCCTATGCCGGACTGATGGGTAAGGATGGACTAAAGGAATATCCGATTGGCGATGAAAGATTGTTATGGGAAGAATATCTAATCATACTTGCAATTTTAATTGTTATCAAAACAACAAGGACAATCATTCATGCCAAAAGAAATCAAGATTGATGGGCTGTCAGAACGACAGAAGGGATTATTGGACATTATCTATGCTTGTGACACATATGATGAACTGGTTTACTTCACACGAAGACAACCGCCTGAGATACGAGAAGAGATATGGACTTTGACACAGATATTATTGTATGAGTCGATTGAACAAGAGTTAATTAAACCGATGACAAGTTATCCAGATGCAGAACGGATTATGAAGAAGATTATGAGTAAGTAATGGTATGGAATGTATTGAGAAAGGATTTTAATATGATGAGACATGATGAATATATGAAGGT